AGGACGATGGTTTCTTTCCTGCTGGCGGACCTCAACCAGCCACCGTTAGTGGACCGTCGCCTATGACGCAGGGTCCAGCCGACGCTGGTCCAAGGTCCAATGTCTTTATGTCCGAGGCCCAAGGTACACCGACTGGTGGTGAGAAGTCTTTAGTGCAGGCTGAGAAGGAAGACAGGTTTGTTAGTCCTGATAATCCTGCAGTTATTGAGCAGGGCCCACCTGAAACGACAACGGGTGCTAGTATAAGTGGTGTGAGTGAGACAGGTGTTTACTTGCCGGTACGCGCTGCATTGATGAACATTGACATCCCCGAGGGCGGGATTGCGGCCAGCAAATTACTTGAGAAATTGCGCGGACAGCCTCGCGCTGGTTCAGAGTTAAAGGCTACTGGTTTTGCTGACTTCTTAAAAATGAAGGGCGATGCCAAGATTACCAAGGATGAGATTGATAGTGTGTATGACGGCATGTCTCCAGCGCCGGTTATCCGCACGGTTATGAACCAGCCTTTTAGGTATGCCGGCAAGGATGTTGCTGGTACTCGTATTGGTTATGCTGGGATGCAGCGTCAGATTGGTGCGTCGGACACAGAAGTAAACGGCGGTGTTATTCTTTTTGGTGACGAGAAAAATAAAGTTGGCGGCAAACCAACTCAGACAGTTGCGGGTCACAGATATTTTGAGGGTCTTCTTCCCACTACTTACGGGCATGTTCGTTTTAGCATTCAGGAGATGCTGGACCCTGTCACAAATAAACCTATCAAGGCGTTACTGGTGGAGGAGATTCAGTCTGACTTGGTTCGTGCTTTTTCTGCATCCGACAGGGCTAGGAAAAAAGCCAGATCTTTAGATCAGATTAAGAAAGATATTCTTGAGCAGGATTCTAACAACCTGTATGAGGAGGACGGTGAAAGTTTAACAAATCTTGCGGTGGCAACTCTGAGAAACGAAACGTTTGAGGCTGACAGGTTGTTAGACGGCAAAGCTGTTTATGGCCCGGGTGAGAAGTTAGCTGATGCCACGTTAGATGTACACCCTGATGTTGCTAAGTATATGAGTATGCAGGAGAAGGTGCGTTTAGCTGAAAGTGGTGACGACATACTTACGAATCCTGCAATGATTAAAATTCAAAATAGAGTGGACGTAGGATTAGATGATGCGACAACAGACTATGAAGCAGAGGCGGAAACTCTTCAATTCATTCTTTTAAACAATCTATTCACGGCAAAGACAGAAACAGAGGCGGTGGATATCTTAACTAAGATGAATGCTAGAGGTGTGAGTCTTCCTAAACCTCGTCGTCGGGGCAGACAGCAAGAAGAGGCTAATTTAAATCCACAAGAGATATCTGCAGAGAGAATAAAGAGTGTTGTTGAACGGATTACGAAATTTAGAGAAGAAGCTGTTAGAGCACTAAAAAGAACAGACACAGAGAGTGGTAGCACTGGGATCATGTCTCAGATTGCAGATAGATTTAAACCCAAAATTACAGAGGATAAAATCGCGCAAACTGCAAGAGAGCGTATAGTTGATTTTATCCCTTGGGCCACAAGGCAAACAAAAAGCAGCGCGGCCAGCTTACGGATTTATAACAAGAACAGAGACAAGCTTTTTGAAGCTAGACAGAAGGGTCTTGAGGACAACGAAACAATAGATATGGATCTTTCAGGTGCGGAGCGTAACGCCGCCTTTGAAAGTGCCGACACTTCTGATCAAGTTGTTAGAGTCAGAAACAAGCTTAGTCACGATGAGGTCCTGAAAGCGATTGACAAAGAGGATCTTGAGGCAGAGGTGGATGACATTGCTAGACTTCTTATGACAGATATGCAGAATTTAAATGATGCAGATCCAGTCTTTAGAGGTGTAGGAAATAGGTATAAAAAATTTGAATTACTAAAAACCTATGCGCGTGAGGACATTTTAAATAGGTTGGGAAGTCCCTCTGCTAATCGTTATACTTCGGCAGAGCGTAATAAAGAAGTCACGCTTAATAGAATAGCAGAAGCTAAAGAAAGCGCCCCGACTCCAAAAGAGATGGTCGCTCAAGTTGATAAAATACTAAGTGATGAGCAAGGTGTAGGTGCGTTGTTCCGTCGCCGCTACAATTTGGATAATGATGTTAACGCGATTGACATTGCTGAAGATCCTGAGATCCTTTCAACTGGTATGTTTGCTAGTGACTATATCAGCCGGCCTCCGTTTGAAACACAGAATGATTTTACTCAGTTTGCCATGCGTGCAATTGCTAGCGAAGCTAAAAAACTTGAGGTTGATGCAGTTATTGTGCCGTCTGTTGAAGAAATGATTACGGCTCGTGCTACACACGGGACTGTCAATCCGGCTCGTGCAGTTGAACAAACAGAAGATTTTAAAACAGGACTTGCACAAGAGAAAAAAATTCGAGGCGCTATCCAAAAAGTAAGTGGCGGAAACATAAAGCGCATGGATAGAGACAGGGTTTTGACCGACGACGAAATTAAAGAACTACAGGCATTAGGAACCACAGCATTTGAAGACCTTGGTTATGGAGTACCTAAAACAGCGGGAGAGGCTATGGATGCACTCAACAGTCTTACGATTGATATGGGTGGTGGAAACATAAAAATGCTAAGAGGTCACTTCCAGAACTACGGCGACTCGTTGGATGCTGCTCTAAGTACTTTAAAGAAAGATGGCTTTGATATAACTGAGCTAGATGCCTTCAACGTCAGACAAGCTGTACGCAGCGATGGGTATACGCCTTTGGGTGAGTATGCTAAAAAAGGAAAGCCCGAGCTAGCTAAGTATCGTATGATTGACCTTCGAGAAGGAAAAAAGGGCGCGGATGTTGCTAAAAAGGTGCCGAGCCTTTACAATAAGGGCGGTCACGTTGATGTTCGTGGTGGTATTGGCGCTATGGCAAGGAGCGTGATGTAATGTCTAACAGAGACAATGTTCGTATTGACGGACGTACAATGAAACAAATAAGACAAATAGCACAAGAAGATATAACCAAGCTTACAGATAAGCAGTGGGAAGCATGGAGTGAGTCTTCTAACAAAAGAGCACGAGGTGGGATGATCAAGGGCTTTAGTCCTATTGCCCGTCCACAACGATTTAAAGGAACATTCTAATGGCGTTACCTCCTCAGATGGTTGAGTCTGCAATGGGTGCTGGTGGACCCGGCATGACGATGGAAGAACAAATGACTGAGGTGCAGGTTCCTTTGCCCGGTATGGAAGAACTACCTCCCGGCATTGAAATTATGGGTATGGAAGGAGAGGGTGTTGAGGTTGAGGTTGAAGAGTACGACCACAATGCAAATTTAGCTGAAGTTCTTGATGACTCGGTACTAGGTTCTTTGTCTTCGGATCTCAGCGCTAAGATTGATGAGGACAAATCCTCTAGAGAAGATTGGGAAGAAGCTATATCCAAGGGCTTAGTTCTTTTGGGTATCAACTATGCGGAGCGTAACGAGCCCTTTATGGGTGCTTCTGGTGTAACTCATCCTTTGCTAAGTGAAGCTGTAACGCAGTTTCAAGCACAGGCTTACAAGGAGATGCTACCACCGGGGGGCCCTGTGAAAACACAGATCCTAGGTCAGCAAAGCCGTGAGGTTGAGGATCAAGCTCAACGTGTCAAAGACTACATGAATTATCAGATTACTGAGGTAATGGAGGAGTTTGATCAAGATACAGATCAGATGCTTTTCTATTTACCTATTACTGGTTCTACATTTAAAAAAGTTTATTTCGATCCAACAAGGCAGCGTGCTGTTTCTAAGTTTGTGCCTGCCGAGGATTTAGTTGTGCCTTATTCTGCATCTGATTTACGAACAGCAGAGCGTTATACACACGTTGTTCGTATGAGTGAGAATGAGGTTCGTAAGTTACAGGTAGGAGGTGTTTACCGTGACGTTGATTTATCTCCATCAGATGATGATGAATCTGATTCAACAATTAAAAGCAAGACTGATGACATTCAAGGACTTCGTCCGGGATACAGTGATGAGCATTATACAATACATGAAGTCCACATTGACTTGGATCTTGAGGGATTTGAGGATATGGACGAGGAAGGTGAACCAACAGGTATCAAGTTGCCGTATATCGTCACTATGGACGGTGATTCGGGACAGATTCTTTCGGTAGCTCGTAACTATCGTGAAATGGATCCAATGCGCCGCAAGCGTGATTACTTCGTTCACTACAAGTTTTTGCCCGGTTTTGGTTTCTATGGCTTTGGTTTGCTGCATATGATAGGAGGATTATCTCGTGCTGCTACATCTATTCTCCGGCAACTTATCGACGCTGGTACACTGGCGAATCTACCGGGTGGTTTCAAAGCTCGTGGTGTTCGTATCCGCAATGATGACGAGCCTGTTAACCCGGGTGAGTTCCGCGATCTTGATGTTCCCGGCGGTGATATTCGCAATGCTCTTATGCCACTCCCATACAAGGAGCCTTCTGCAACGCTGGCTCAATTACTCGGGGTGGTCGTTGATTCAGGTAGACGCTTTGCACAAGTTGCAGACACAAAGG